GCATCAGAACTACTCACGTTCAGCGTTAACAACAACATGGCAGTGTGGTTGAACACTCACTCAGTTACTGAGGCTCAAAGAATTAAAGGCCCCGATGGATTGCCTGTAGCACCGAGTGCGGCAATGACTGAAGGCGGCGGTAAGTTCGTGAATAGGGCCGATTCATTCATCACATTTCATAGAAAAACGCAGTCAAACGACTACGATATACGTCAGCGTACAGAGATTCATGTTCGCAAACAACGTAACCAAGAGACCGGTGGTCAGCCCACACCTTGGGACGATCCCGTAGTTCTTGAAATCAATAGTTCACGTACAGGTTTTAGGAATCTTGGTAGTAGTGAAAAAAGTTTTACTCCTTTAGCGTACAAGAACAGTAGTTTAGACTTATATTAGAGGGTGGATGAAGTCACCGAAATCAAATTGGAGTTACCAAAGCCGCCTTCGCTTAATCAATTTTACAGTGGGAGGCATTACGCGGTACGCTCAAAGTACAAAAAAACTTACTGGGAAAAAATCCAAAAGGTTCTTGAAGGATTTGATAAGTGGCACATGGAGTCTATGTCTATTCATGTGTACTACAATTGCCGTTATGATGTTGATAACGCTATTTGTTGCAGTAAATTTCTTGCTGATTATCTACGAAACAATGGTTATATTGATGACGATAGTCCTAGATTTTTCACATCACAGTCTACGCATTACGACGGGACGGTGGCCAAGGACACGTTTGTAGCAAAAATTAAAGCGCATGGATACGAAACTATTAAGTAAAGTTTATTTCCTGGCGACTGCAAGAATGCAGGAAGCAGCCATAGAATTGTACGAAGACCTACACACAAACAGTGGTGAGGCTCGTACCGATGCTGAACGTCTGCATAACACCATACGTAAGTACAAGAGAAGCATAGACGCAGAATTCGATTTAATAAGAGCCGCATTGTTAGAGCATTATGATGACGCTGATTTATCTTGATGGCCTAAATGGTATCAACTATCACAGACTAATGACACCATTCCTTAGACTAAAGGAAGAGGAAAATCTGGAGATACACTTTATAGAAAACTTTAATGACCTTAAAGAGTTTGACCTTACAAAGGTGAAGAACCTTGTAGGGTCAAGAAGGTTTAGCGTCTCGAATCACAAAGCATTCAAGCAGTATCTGGTAGACAATGATGTCAAACTTATATTAGACAACGATGACTATTGGAAACTACCAAAGGATAATCCTGCTTACGAATACTACAAGAACCATCAGTCAAAAGATATCAAGGCGAGTATACTCATAGCCGATGAGATCTGGAGTCCCTCTGCGTTTCTTGTAGAGATAATGAAAGACATAAACCCTTCCGCTGTATACCGGGTGATACCGAATACCATACATCAAAAGGAAGAGCAATGGGTTGATTGGGAAAAGGATATGCCTAAAGACTACAAGGTTCGCTTTGGATATCTCGGAGCCAATGGACATCAAAAAGATATAGAGCAGATGGGTATGACGTTTGAAGACCATGAGTTATATTGCATGGGTCTGATGGACTATCCAGAAAAGTTAAAAGCAAAGTATAGAATGAACCCTGTGGATATTACTCAGTACGCTAAGTTGTACAAGTTCTTCGATGTCTCCCTCAGCCCCTTGAAGGACTCCAAGTTCAACAAAAGCAAGTCTGAATTAAAAGTAGTGGAAGCAGGGTTCACTCACACAGCAATCATAGCATCAAACGTAACGCCATATAAGGAGGTTATAAAGCACGAAGAGACAGGCATCTTGTGTGACACACCAGAGGATTGGAAGAAGGCAGTAGAAGGGATGACATTGGCTAAGGCCTGGAGACTTGGAAACAATCTATACGAGTACTGCAAAGAGCACTATGATTTATCTACCATAAATAAACTAAGGCTCGAAGGACTCTCATGAACGAAGTAATACCTTCATACCTAAAAGAATACGCTAATGACCTTACTCTTCGTAGAATAGAAATTAATCGTAGAAGATACAGCGGTACTCATAAGCAAAGGAAAGGGACAAAGCAATCAGTATTACTAGGTGAGGTATCAAGGGAGTATTACACAGAGTATATAGGAATACTTGGTGAGTTACTCATCAGACATTACTTCGAGGTTACACCAGAGGTGAGCAGGTATACTGTGTCTACGTTGATTAAGCAAACAAAGAGCGTTACCGATGATCCAGACATCATAGTAGAGTCAACAAAGACTAAGTACGGACTTAGCGTGAAGACTTGTGAGAAAACATTCAAGGCCAACAAGAAGGCTATGGATAAAGAAGAGTCCGACATAGTACTCTTCATCTTGTTTACATCACCAGACGAATATCTATTTGCCGATTTCACACCCGACGATGTAAGGCTCTGGGATGTAAGGCACGCATACTCACCCTATTACGAAATGAAACCTCTATAGATACGTTTTGTATCTTCGATGCTCCCACAATTTCGTGGGTTACAAACAATTATTTATCGCTCATTATGGAAGACTTCGACAAATTCGTAGCAGAACTTGAATCGGCTGAACAACCGACTTGTAACATCTTAAACCCGGAAGACTGCGAAGCGTGTGGCTCCTGATCAGGAGATTAATTTCTTACGTAAGAAAAGCACAGATAGAAGAAGCAACAGTAAGTAAAAAGAAAACTTGTAAACCTTGTTGTACCACCTGTCGCTGTCCTTCATAACGATGGACGGCACAGGAACTTCTATTACTTGAATAATTGTATCGCTATCACACATAGCATCTACCATAATGGTGTCAAACGAACGCACGATGTTAACCTTAAGTCTATCCTTAGTGATGGTAATGGTGTCCCGCTGTTGAAGAGTTATGGTATCACGCACCGAGACCGGTGCAGTTACAATCGTATCCGTAACAACAACCGTGTCTTTCCTTAGTACGCTGGGGTCTTTCTTGATTGCTTTTCTTAGGTGCCACTGCGCGCTGCAACTGCTCAATGATAGCACTATTATTAATAAGGATAGCCATTTCATTTATCTCAACTGATAGTTAACACCCGCTCTTAGGTTGAATATATTTCTGTCCCAATACTTCATGTACTCGACCTCTGTAAAAATACCCCAACGCTTTCCGGGCTTCCAACCCAAAACAATACCTGTACTGTAGTCAACCCATTGGTTCCCATCTACGTAGTTGCTATAAGAAAACTCTTCTTTGTCACCTACGTGCATGTGGTAAGGAAGAATGTTTAACCAAGAGTGTATCCAAAAGTCATCCTCATAGTGATAATAGTCTACCCCAATTATCGCAGACACAGACTGAATAAGACCAACACTATCTATGCTAAGTTTGTTGAATTCATTTACGATACCAGGGTAGATATATCTGCGGAAGTCTTCATCGGTATCAGCAACCTTCTCCCCTTCTGGGTCTAACCAGAACCAGTCGCCGTTATCTATCTCATCATCATTGTCGTAATCAATGCCATAGTAGACGTCTTCATAACCCATGTTGCGTACTAAGTCCCACCAAGGGTTGTGTGCTAAGAAGTCTGCTATTGGATTATATCCATATGACCTGTGTAAACGCCCGGCAACACCTGCTGAAAAATCTAACTCACCTATATGTAATCTTAGTCTTGATTCTACTTGCGTATAATTCAAATCAACAAGCCCTTGACTATAGTACTCGCCCTTTACCATAAAGTATTTAGCAAGGTATCTAAGGAAGTATCTTTGGTTAATGTACTCTGACCCCTGTTGACGTCCCACATCATACTGAGCGAGGTACTCAAGCCCCTTTACGGAACCAACCGTTGCAGACAGTGCTGTTGTAGACTCTGTTTGTCCATCATAGAATCTGTTCTGTCTGTTCTCATAGTCATACCGAGCAACCCTACGTACTCCTATGGTTGCCTTATAATCAAACGGATTCTCTATAGTTATGTCTTGAAGATCCCCGCCTTGAGTTACATAGTATTCTTTTTGAGCAGGCATTGGTGAAGAAGCAAAAGCACTCGTGTAAAATGTAGCGTACTTAAATATACCCCCCACCACCTGTGCCTGGGAGAATATGGAGGACAGTACAAAGAAAGTAATTAGTATGTTTCTCATCAGAATTTACTTGCTCCAGTTATTTTATCAATGACATCCTGTATATCCTGGTGTGTAACAGAAAGGCTTAACGAAAGACCTGGCTCCCACCGCTGTATCTCTTTACCGTTTTCGTAAAGTATTATTGTAGGAACAGACTTTATGTCTGCGTATTTTTTAACCTCAGCATCATCAATCCATGCGTCGATAACCCGGGCGTCACTTATTTTTTTTAATGGTACGCTGTTGCTAGAATTAAACTCAGCGTTATAATGCACCACCACCAAACCTCTAGTCGGCACCTTGAAGGCGCACAGCAGGGTAAATACTATGGCGAGTGCGACCTTTTTCATTTCATCTCGAAGAGGCGCTCCTCTATTTTGTCTAGTTGCTTTTTAATATCATCAACATCAGACTTAGTGTTCATGATTGTGCTACGTATTAACTCATCTTTCAAGTCATACTCTGTTCTTCCTATCACTGGAGCAGGCAATTCTTTTGCCTCTTTCACCTCAGCCTTTAGGTCAAAGTATCCCAGGCTAACTATTACTGCCCCGCCGATAATCATACCAACGGTCTTTAGTGATAGCCCTACTACTGTGTCTTCTGATATCTCTTTATTTATCGCCACCGGACTTAGCAAATTTTTCTAATCCAGCAATTCCAAAACAGCCTATCGTGACGTACACGAAAGAGTTGTAGACACCTTCATTGATTACTAAATCCTTTCCTAACGCACCTGTTACCAGATCAAGCGTCATGACACAAACCATTACAGCAAATGAAAGCGCACCGAGAATACTCTTCTCGTTCCAGTCATTGCTGTCTTTAAATATTTCTTTCCAACTCATTACTTGCCCGATGATCCCGAAGAACCAGACGATCCAGAGGAACCCGATGAGCCAGATGAGCCAGAGGAACCCGATGAACCAGACGAACCAGACGGGGAACTAGCCCCCGAGCCATTGTCGCTCTTGCCTTCGCAGTATTTGCACTTTCTTTTAAAAACCTTTACGGCTAGCCAACAATATAATTTCTTTAATCTTTCCATTCTACAAATATAAGTATCCTATTTGGGAAGTTCGAGGTCGTATTTTATATACATAGCCTCCTCTGGGCTCTTCGCAAACGTCCTGTCAATAGTACTCTCTACACTGGAGACGATACTGTAGTTACCAAACTTAGCAGAATAGTTAGCGGCAAATTGATAGGCTCTCTTTATCTCGTCCAACCGCACCTGTCTGTTTATTTTTTCGTTGTCACTAAGAGAGGTATATGGCTTACGGAAATTCTGTGCGCTCATGTTGTAGTAGAACTGTCTTGATATATCAACAGGATAGTCCCGGAAGATTAATGCAGTAGACAACTCGGCCGCTGTTTCCAGTGGCTGAAGTTCTAAGTCTGGGTCTTTCTTCGCTGCATCCATACGCTTGCGGTATTCACGCGCAATGTAGTTCATGTTAGGTGGTATGAAAGTCTCCTTAAATATATAAGAGCCATAGGCATCTGACCACTCCGTTAGGTTAGGGCCAATGATGTATCTGTGGAACCAGCCTACATCCTCGTTGTTAAGGATTGGTCGTCCATAAGAGTCCTTTCCATCAACAAGATTAAAGAGTAATCGTGCAGCAAGGTTAGGATTTCTAAAATCATCGGCTATGCTTTGTAACATATTGTTTCTTGATACACCGTTACGACCATATATAAGCCCTTGCAATTCATCGTATGGGTCTTCCGAACTCATGTTAGCAAAACGAATCTTACCACTTTTATCCATTTCCACAGCGACGATATTAGACCCCTGCATCCAGGGTGGTAGCATATAGTTTGTTGCTCTTGCTTGTTGGCCGAGTTCTTCTTCATCATCGTCTTTCAAAAGCATACCCGCTATTGCTTGATATCCAAATTTAGATAGACCTGCCAATACAATACCCATACTCAGTGTACCTGCACCATCTACTATGTACGCATCACGTTGAGACTTGCTAAGGTTTTCATTAGTCATAGCCTGTCCCAGATCAGCAACCGCATTGCGATAGATGCTGAAGAAACTACGGAAGGCTTCAACACGGAATGAAAGGAAGTCACCCACTGGTAACTTAAATAGATTACGGAAGGTAGGATTAATACGAGACATCGTAGGCATGTTCTGCTTGATGCGCTCGGCTGTCATCTCATCTACCTGTTGCTTTTGAGAAAAGGAAAGTTCATTGTATGACTTACCCTCTGGATTAGACTCAAGTCTCTTAGCAAAGTTCTCACGCTTAGTGAGGTAAGCAATCATCTTGGTATAGTCATCAATGAATCCATACTGATATGCAGTACGTGCAGCACGTACACCCAACTCCCGCTGTGCTTTTTGTACACCAGCAGGCAACCATTTCCACGCTACCTCTGGAGACACACCGTCCAACTGCTGCATGAAAGACTCATTGATATCGCTGAACATACCCATGTTAGGAGAAGAACCAAGCAGTCCAAGTTCACCCATGCGGTCAAGGATTGCTTCGTACTCTGGGTCTAACTTACCATCCTTCATCTTCTTGAATCTGTTCTGCAAATCTTTCATTGCAGTTAACCCACCTCTATGTTTGTTAAACGGCAACACAAAGTTAGCGCCTAAGAAGTACCATCCACCCATGATGTTCTTTCTCCAGGTAGGTAGGTTGTATAGTACACGTACACGACGCATCTGCAATAGCAGTTTATAGTACCCTTGCATAACCTTGTTGTCAGACTGATACAATGGGGTTTGCTTCAGCATGCTAACGAAGTCATTCTTAACAGCCTTGCCAGTCATCGGAGATT